ATTGGGGCGGGTCCGGTCAATCCGGTTCCCGCCTCTTCCTTACTTTCCATGTCCATCCTGAATCCGTTTCCACACCTTCTCAAACTCATCTGGCGTCGGTTGCGGCACCTCGCCATCAGGGATATGGTCTTTGGCCCACTCAAACTCCTTCAGCAGTTCTTCTGGCGGTTCTTCTGGCGGCTTGTCTTCCTGTTTCCTTTCCATACCGTGTCCCTCCTTTATAAGGACATTGTACGCCTGTCCAGCGCAAATGGAGCATGGTAAATTATGGTATTTATTCTCCGTTCTTTTCATACAAAACCTCACATAATACCTTCCTTCATGCATATACTCATTTTAGAGTTTATAACTCTAAGGTACAATGTCGTTGGAGGTATGTCATGCATTATACAACGCGGATACGGTCACTGCGAGAGGACCATGAATATACACAGGCCTACATTGCCAGTATACTGCATGTGGGCCAGAGGACTTATGCAGATTACGAACTTGGTAAAACCAGAATACCACTTGAATCCATGATTAAGCTGGCGAAACACTATGATGTCAGCATGGATTATATATGTGGGTGCAGTGACATCAAGTCAAGCTTCCCCACAAAGTAGACGGCGAGGACCAATAATCCCCGCCTATTTTTTACTCCTCCATCCCCGGCCACCGCAGTGCCCCGTCCTTATCCGGCGTCAGTGTCACAGGCTCCGTAGCCATCTTACCGTCCGGCATCAGGTAATAGTAGTTGCCTCCACCGGCCTGCAGTCCCTGGACCATAGCCCCGTCCGCGCCCAGGTAATACCAGTCACCCTTGTACTGGTACCAGGTATTAACCACCATGTGTCCGGCTCCGTCAAACCAGTACCACTTACCGTCTGTATCCAGGTACCAGCTGTTGCGCACACAATCTCCTGTGTTGCCCAGGTAAAAGCTTCGGGATCCATCTTCGTTCTGTCTCCATCCTGATAATTTAGGTTCCTCCGGCTCCGTCACTGCATCATCCTGTATGTATCGTTTTACGGCCACCAGACCCTTACGCCAGCCCCCGGATGCCCAGGAGTTATACCGGCTCTTGCAGTAGGCCACCAGGTCCTTATAGGACGGCCTGCCGGAGCCATGGCCACAGATGATGCCATCGCCACAGTACATCTCCACATGGCCTATCCTGAGTGGCCTGGAAGCATCCGTGCCTGCAAACAGCAGCATGTCCCCCGGCCGGAGCCTGGACGTATCCGGGATGCCCTGGGCTATGTCCGCATCCACCGTGGTCAGCTTGGCTGAGTTGTACATCCCAGCCGTATTGGTGATGCCGAAGTCCTGGCCCGCCTCCTTGTAGGCATAGCAGATGGAACTGCTGCAGTCACTGTAGTAGTTGCCATCCCTGTATGTCTTATAGCAGTAGTCCCTCAGGGACTGGCTGTATATAATCTCTGCGTACTTATCAATTACGGCCTGTCTCCTTAATAATGCTGTCATATCTTTCCTCCAATCAAAATAAGGCCCAGGGATATCCCCAGGCCTGCCTACATCGTTGCGATATCGCAACTAATCCCGGACAATATTCCCGGATGCATCCACATGCCAACCGGATGCGATCACAAACTTCCCGGTATCATCGTGATAGTCAATCCCGTGGTCCGGGCCATCATACTGGGATTTAAGGGTGTCGTATTCAGGCGTTCCCTTGGCAGCCGCAATCTTTGCCTCCAGGTCAGGAATCTCTGCAATGTTAACAGGTTTCCATGGTTCATTCGGTAATGGATAATTCATTGTGTACCTCGCTTTCTTGGTTGATTAATAGTTACGAGCATTATATTACTGCTGACCCTCTATCATCTGTTTAAATGCCTGGTGCAGGCCTGTACTTGCAAGACCGCTAAAGGCCCCGGCCAGAATGATATCCGGACTTACACCGCCCATAATCCAAATGTTAAGCGCCGCTCCCAGTAGGGCCACCAGGGTTGGGATGTACTTGTTATCCAGGTCCTTCACCCACTTCTTGGTTATGTATCCGGTCACCAGGCAGATTCCTACAATGACTGCCACCGTGTAGTTACTCAAAAACGATAAATCCATAATCCATTCCTCTCTTTCTACTTGTTCTATGCTAAGTTTTATTAATACAAATTCTTAAGTGCCTGCTCATGAAGGAAATCCTTTTGCTCATGCTTGATTGTCTGTGCATACTCCAGTGCAGCATGCATATCTCCGTTGCAGTGTGCGTCAGGAATCCGCTGGACAGCACGAGCCGTTGCTTCCCCCAGAGCAATTGAAGCGCTTACACTTTTAATGATGTATAGTTCATTCTTCTCGCGCGTGGCTTCGCGCTCATCAAGAAGCTGCTGCCTTGCCTCACGCTCTGTTTTGTCTTTTTCATCGCGTTTGTTTATTTCCCGTTGTATTAGCCAGAAACAGAACCCCGTGATTGCTGATGGTATGCACATGGCACCAACAAGCGCTGCGATACTGACACTTATATCCATGATTATCATATCCTTTCTTAGGTTTATCCATTAGGCCTGCGCCGTGTAATGCCTACATTATAACGCGGCCGCTCCTCGCCCCACCACCAATACCGCAGCCAGTCATCCAGCACTATCCCGGCCAATGACACCGGCAACCAGAGCAGGCAGTATTGTGGGCATATCTGCCCCAGGACGTTGCCCGGAAGGCCGCTGTAGTCCCATACCCCCCAACCCAGCCACAGGTTGACGATGCACCCGGTCAGGAACTCCAGCGCCGTCACGATGCAGGCGCCGGTTAGTATCTGCTGCCACAGGGGCATGTCCCAGGGCAGTACCTCATTGATTAGTCCCAACGCCACGAAACAGATGCCGCCCAGAAGGAACATCGTCCAATGGCTCCTGCCGCGCCAGGCCATCTCCAGGATTATGTACAACAGCCCTCCGGTAGCCAGCAGGGCTGTATACTTGTTAATCCTTCGGTATCTCATCTTCTGCCCCTCCTGCCATAGCGGCAATCTCCACCAGATACGCCTGCAGTACATCGGACTGATACTGCTCCGGCACATCGGCGCCGTAGAATATCTCGGCCACCTCATCCGTGGTCTGGCAGCCAGCAATCCACATGTTAAGTGCATTACAGTACGTGGTGTGATAGGACACATGCCACATGGCCGCCTGGATAATGGCCTGCATGTCTGCCGCGCTGTAATACCTGCAGGGCTGCCCATCGGCGTGGTACTCCAGCTGCGTTGCCCCGGCAGTTATCTGGCTCAGCTTGCCGAACAGGTTAAGCTGGTCCTCGATGGTCAGCGCATAATGCTCCACGCTGCCATCAGCCAACGCCACGTTGATACCGGCATAGATAAGCCGCTCACACTCCGCTGCCACCTCCCGGCGCTTGCCTACCTGCAGCTCCTCAAGTGTCGGGACATAAGGCTCCGGAGGCTCCCCTGGTCCATCCGGCGTCTCAGGCACCTGATACACGCTGCCATCATTGGACAGGTACACGGTCTGGCCGACGCGCTGCAGGAATTCCGGCCATTTGAGTGGTCGGTTGTCCATCGCGGAGGGCAGGCGGAAGCCGTGTTCGACCAGCGTGCGCTTGCGGGAGGCATCGCCCTCGTACATGGCACCGATCTGCGGCACAGTGACGTGTGATTCGTCGATGACCAGCAGGAAGTCGTCAGGGAAGAAGTCGAGCAGCGTGTGCGGCGGGGTGCCAGCGGCGCGGCCGTCAAAGTGGCGCGAATAGTTTTCGACGCCTGAGCACACGCCAACTTGGGTGAGCATTTCCAGATCGTAGGTGGTGCGCATGTTGAGGCGCTGCGCTTCCAGCTCCTTGCCTTGTTTGCGCAGTTCTGCCAGGCGTTCGTCGAGTTCCTCGCGAATGGTTTTGAGCGCCCGTTCCATGCGTTCGGGGCCGGCCACATAATGGGAGGCCGGGAAGATGTGGACTTCGTTTTCCTCGTCGATCTCGTCGCCGGTCAGCGGGTGCAGCGTGGAGATGCGGTCGATCTCGTCGCCGAAGAATTCGATGCGCACGGCCAGTTCCTCGTAGACGGGGATGATTTCGACCGTATCGCCGCGCACGCGGAAGGTGCCGCGCGTGAAGGCGATGTCGTTGCGCTTGTACTGCATGGCCACGAATTGGCGCAGCAGGTCGTCGCGGTTGATTTCCTGCCCGACTTTGAGGAAGAGCATGCGACCGGCGTATTC